CCTAGCTTTCCTTCTTTTACCAACTGCACGACCTGCTCATTAGTAAGCACAGGAATAAAGACTTTGTCGCCAATATCTTTGGAAAGAATCTTCACTTCTTCGGCTGTTAGCACCAAAGCTTCACCATGTTTCGCAGCATCATTGATGCGAGCAATAATCTGATTGATTGGTAGTTTTGCGTTATCCAATTCCATTCTCCTTTTTTAACCTGCACGCCAAAATTGGCGACCCATAACTTTAAAATTCAATCCATTTTGCTCCGTGACTTCACGATCTCTGTATTTAGGATTTAGGCTGTGCAGAATCAGTTTCCCGCCTTCTTCCTTGAAAATCTGCTTAATCATGCCTTCACCCTCAAAGTAAACAGCATAAATTTGACCATCAATAATGTCGGTTTGGGATATATCAATGCCAACCAAATCCCCATCATCAATCTTGTCCGCCATACTGTCGCCTTTAGCCTTGATGATGCGCATGCAATCAGGATGAACATTTTTTTGTTTAAAAAAACTAGGTGGGAATGGCTGTTTTCCATTGATCACATCAAAGTGAAACTCTATAGATTCTCCTGTGCCACAAGAAAAACTTGCCTCTACCACATCAATCCAGATAAATCCATCATCCCCACCATACTCAACTACTGACGCGCTTTGAATATCATTCACATCAAATGATGATTCATCTTTCTTGGATAGACCGTGCTTATCCATAAATTCTTGCATGTTGAAGTTGGTTAAATTTTGTTTTTCTTTTCCAGTAAGAATCCATCTGGATGTTGTTTTTAATGCGGTTGCTAGCGCCTCAATGTGCTTTGCGCTCGGATTATTACTTCCATTTACCCAACCAGAAACAGTTCCTCTAGCAGCGCCAGTGAGCCTCATTAAATCCGCTTGAGATAACTTTAATTCAGCCATTCGAGATTGAATGCGATCAGAAACAGAATTATCCATCGTTCAAAACCTTATATCAGATGTTCAAAATTATGAACAAGAAGTTTGACAAATGCTTGAACATGTTGTTCAATAAGTTGAATTAATATGTTCAGGAATTTGAATATGAATGTAGAGCATTTGAGGGAGTTCTACGGTGTAGAAAATAACTCTCAACTAGCCAAGAAAATCAAAAAAGCACGCTCAGGTATTACCAAATGGGAGCGAGAAGGCATACCACCAAGAACGCAAGCTGCCTTTGAAGTATTAACAAATGGAAAGCTAAAGGCTGACCGTCAAGCATTAACTGCCTAGGAAAAACCATGACTAAACGTAAACCTAAGAAGGATGCGTCAATCACCATCCATATGCCTACAGACCACAAAGAACAGTTGGCTTCATTGGCTGAAATGCTAAGAGCAGGACAGGGTGCAAGTGAGTATGTGTACGAAACTTTAATCAAGCCTCATCTCCAACAATTGAAAGCTGAGACAAAGATTAAACAAAAGATTTTCGGCTTAACAGAGAACGATAAAAACCATGAGCTGCATTCAGATTTATCCGTGCGCTCAGAAACAGCAGACATTAAAAAAGCCTGATCTCGTAAATCAGGCTTAGTGTTCAATCGGAGAAGGACCAAATGAACTATCAAATATTAGCAGACATTGAACTAAATCGGAAGATTAGTTTATTTCAAAAAGCGGTTGAGGCTTATGCAATAGAACGCAGTTTAAAAAACTCGGTTGCTGTAGCTGAGGCTAAAAGTAACTTGGAGCGTCATTACTATGAATCCTACAGCTTTGCGGTTCATAAGGGAGTATGAGCATGAAGTTTATGAAGGTGCGAAATATGCACGCCAGTATGGTGATCTTCAAAGGCTTTACGATGCTTCAAGTGATGAATTCTTCATTGAAGAAATCAACGATGCTTATGAAGAGTTTAAGAGGAGCTTGGTATGACTAGTTTTATTTCTAATGCATTCCAGATTCCTAATGACCTAATAGATAACGGACATATGGCTAAGATGAAGGGTGCAGCTTTGCCTTGTTATCTTCTCATTGTTCGTAAAACGCGTGGCTGGAATAAACAAGCAGATAGCATCAGCCTATCTCAGTTTGTAAAAGCAACTGGATACAACAAGGATACTGTACAAAAAGGCCTATTAATTTTGGAAGAGATGGGTGTAATTATCCGCCTTGAAACTGACAAACAAATTAATGAATGGTCTCTAACTGACCAGATAATTACCACTGAAAACCATACTAAAAATTCGCCTAGCGAAAATTTAGCTATGCTAAAAAATAGTACGGAACCATACGAAAATTTAGTATCAAACCATACTAAAAATTCGCCACACAATAACAATAATAAAAACAAAGAAAAACAAGGGGTGGGTTACTCAGAAAACTTTGAGAAGTTCTGGTCTGCATATCCAACTTGTAAACGTAAATCAGACAAGTCTGGCACTTATAAAACTTTCACAAAGCATGAAGGAAGTTTTGCGATTGAAACACTTCTTTCAATTCTTGAAAAACAAAAATCTGATGTCTCTTGGACAAAGCAGGATGGTGAGTTCATTCCATCACCTAGCACTTGGTTAAACCAAAAACAATGGGAAAACGAGTATTGGTTTCAGGTCAACAGCTCTGTGGTAGCTCCTGATTTCTCTAATGCCCAATTGCAATATGGAGACTGGTAATGAGTACAAACATTCAAAATATGACAATTGAGCAGAGTGTGCTAGTCGCATTGATGACAGTGAGCCATTCCCTAGAGGTTGTCGCAAATGATCTTACCGAAGAACATTTTTACGCTGGTCGTCACAAGATTATTTACAAGGCAATTGTTGAGCTTGCTAATGCTGATAAGCCATATGACTCAGTATTTGTCTGCAAGCATCTACAAGAGCGAAATCTTCTCAATGACATTGGTGGAGAAGAGTATTTAATTGAACTTAACAGTGCAGTTGGTAGCGTACACCACCTGGAATATTTTGTTGCTGAGTTGAATAAACTTAAGCAGCATCGTGAAGTTGAAAATATTGGTCTCTCGATTGCAGAGTGCGCTAAAGATTTGACCATTACTGATGTTTACTTAGCTGCTGAGAATTTATTTAGTTCGTCTAGTAATTCAATTGAGCAAAAGCAAACAGGCTTTGATTTTAACCAAGCTTTAGAAAAGACACTTGAGCGATTTGAGAAAAAGATTGCCCAGAAGGAACAAAAGGGCTTCATAGGTGTCCAGTTCAATATTCCTCATCTTGATAACCTTCTTGGCACAATCGAGAAAGGACATTTTTGCGTAATTGGTGGTCGTCCGGGTAGTGGCAAGTCAACACTCGCGCAGATGTGTGCAATGCAAACTGCTAAGCGCTACAACATTCCTGTTTTATTTATCTCTGCTGAGATGGATACGCCAACCCTAACCAACCGCATGATCTCAGCATTAGGGCATATCCCATATAACAATCTGCACAATGGGGAAATTTATGACGGGATGTTTGAAAAGCTTACTGCCACGATAGCTCAGTTCCGCAACCTTCCAATTTTTATTGAAGAGAAGCAGAAGCCAACAATTTCTGAAATCCAAAGCTATGCGCGTAAAGCAAAACGCAAATACAAGGCTCTAGGCTGCATCATTGTGGACTACTTGGGCTTAATTCGTGACCCATCTAAAAAAGACCGTGTTCAGGAAGTTGCATCAATTAGCCGTGATTTAAAAGCCATGGCTAAAGAGTTTGATTGTCCAGTAATTGCATTGGCTCAACTTAACCGTGGAGCAGAAGGACACAAGCCAGTAGCAAGTGATCTTAAGGATTCTGGACAGATTGAACAGGATGCAGACCAAATCATCATGGTTCATCCAATCCTCGAAAAAGAGACTAATGCGCCAACTGGTGTAACCGAGTTAATTATTGCCAAAAACCGTCATGGCAAGCGTGGATCTGTGAATGTTCAAGACCGTTTAGATATTTGCCGTTTCGTTGGGATGTCATTCCCAGTGGAAGAGAGAGGTGCGGCGTGAATCCAAAACAAAGAGTAATCGCGTTCCAAAACATTTTTGACATTTTGTTGTTCGCAACGCATGCGACTGAGCCTTTCACAATGAAGGATTTACGTGACTATGTGTTAGATGCACCTAACAACACTATTCAATGCTATGTCCAAGAGCTAATCAAAAGTGGGTACCTAGAAAAAGATTCATATGCAACCTACAAGGCTACGCAATACGCAAAAGACATCCTGAATGTTAAAGGGGAGCTGAAAGCATGAACGAATTTGTAGATTACACCTCAATGATGAAGCTGCGCAGAGCGTACAACCTCGGTACTCGTAATGAAGAAACAAGAGCAGCA